TTTCGACAACTTGATTAATGTTGGCGATCCTGATATGATCAAACTCGCTGTGGTTGGTATGCAAGCTGCTTTCCAAGAAGCCAACGGTTACGAAGGACGTATGCTGTCTGGCAAACCTGCTCAGACTCAGCAGGATGTTTTCCGTAGTCAAGCTGAAGTGGTTGCAGCTATGTCTGACCCACGCTATGATCGAGACCCTGCTTATCGGCAGGATGTCTTTGCTAAACTTGAACGATCGGATCTTAATTACTAATGACTGACCATCCTTACGGTGTCCCCCACAATGAGCGAGCTGAGCTCCTTAATGGCCGTCTCGCTATGCTTGGCGTTATGGCTGCTCTTGGTTCTTATGCTCTGACCGGACAGATCATTCCCGGTATTTGGTAATGCTACCTTCCAAGAAAAAAAAGAAAGGGCGTAATGCTCTAAAAATTGCTCAAGAACCTATGTCTCAAGAAGATTTTCGTGAGCTGGTTGGGCAACGAATGGACCGTAAACAATTAGACAAAATGTTTCCCAAACAGGGAGACTATCTTCGTTGGTTGAAGCAATCAGGCAACGCCAGTGGTCCACGAGTTAGAGGCGTTTAATTATGCCTGCTAAAAAGAAAGAGACTAAGCAACGTCTTGATCCTTCCTGCTGGAAAGGTTATGAAAAAAAGGGGACCAAGGTAAAAGGTGGTACCCGTGTAAACAACTGCGTTAAAAAAGGAACCAAGAAGAAATGATTGAATGCCCTGATTGCAACGTCCAAGAGCAGTATGTTCTGGAACAACTCCAAGTAAAAGCGGAGATCAAAGACAAGACTGCCCTGGCTGTGATCATGGGCAACATCAAACAAGAATCTGGTTTCCGCTCCAACGTCTGTGAAGGAGGTGCTATACTTCCTTATGACCAATGCCTCCGAGGAGGGTATGGTCTTATCCAATGGACAACTCAGAAACGCTACTATGGACTTGGTTCATTTTGTCGCCGTTATTCTTGTGACCCTTCTAGTCTTGAAGGTCAAGTACGGTACATGATTAACGAAGGACAATTCCGAGCGGAGCTGAGTGAGTTCCGTACTCCTCATCAACCAGTTCCCTTCTACATGAATTCTGCTTCCTACTGGTTAGGTTGGGGAATCTTTGGTAGACGGGAACAATACTCATACGACTACCTAAAACGATTCAAATGAAAACTCTTGCTATCCTCCCCGCTGTCGCTCTGATGGCTGCACCTGCTTTCGCCGCTCCTTATGTGAATGTGGAAGCCAACTCCGGTTTTACCGGTTCTGACTACACTGGGACTTCGACTGACTTCCACGTCGGTGTCGATGGTTCCGAAGGCGCTGCCTCCTGGTACGTTCAAGGTGGTCCTACTATCTTTAGTCCTGACGGTGGTGAAGCTGACACCAAACTGACTGCCAAAGCTGGCGGTGGTGTTGATGTGAGCAAGCAACTTTCTGTGTACGGTGAGATTTCTGCTGCCTTTGATACCGTCAATAGCTACGGTACCAAGGCTGGTCTGAAGTATCGCTTCTAACCTACTATGTGGTGGGTGGGAGGCAACTTTAATTACTTACTGACATGACTGCAACAATTGCACTTAAAAGGAAGGAGAGTGCCTGGGAGCAGTTTTGTTCCTGGGTGACCTCCACCAACAACCGTCTTTATGTAGGCTGGTTTGGGGTTCTGATGATCCCCTGCTTGCTAGCCGCCACTATTTGTTTTATTGTAGCCTTTGTGGCTGCACCACCTGTTGACATCGATGGAATCCGTGAACCCGTCGCAGGCTCCTTGTTGTATGGAAACAACATTATTTCAGGAGCCGTCGTTCCGAGCAGCAATGCCATCGGACTACACTTCTACCCAATTTGGGAAGCTGCTTCACTTGATGAATGGTTGTACAACGGGGGTCCATTCCAACTCGTCACTTTCCACTTCCTCCTTGGTATCTATGCTTACATGGGACGAGAGTGGGAACTTAGCTATCGACTAGGAATGAGGCCTTGGATCTTTGTTGCGTACTCTGCTCCTGTCGCCGCTGCGACTGCTGTGTTCCTTGTTTACCCGTTTGGACAAGGTTCTTTTTCTGATGCTATGCCCTTGGGGATATCCGGCACCTTTAACTACATGCTGGTGTTCCAGGCTGAGCACAATATTCTTATGCATCCTTTCCACATGCTGGGTGTGGCCGGCGT